CGGAGGAGTTCCTGATCTCGCGCGAAGCGAAATCCGTCGAGGAGGCTGACTACGTTGCGCACCGCCGCATCGTCACCGTGTCCGAGCTTGTAGCTATGGGCTACGATTACGACGAGGTCTATAACTTGTCGTCGACCAACGATGACATGGACACCAACGTCGAGCGCAACACGCGCAACCCGGCGCTGGCTAACGACATGAACGCCCGCAGCGACCCGGCCATGCGCAAGGTGCTGTACGTCGAAAACTACATCCGAGTGGACTACGACGGCGACGGCATTGCCGAGCTGCGCAAGATCTGCACCGGCGGCGACGGCAACGTCATCCTGAACAACGAGCCCTGCGCGATGGCGCCATTCGCCACGCTCTGCCCAGATCCAGAGCCGCACGACTTTTTCGGCATGAGTGTCGCCGACACCGTCATGGACATCCAGCGGATCAAGTCAGTCGTCATGCGCAACTCCCTGGACAGCCTAAGCCTCAGTATTCACCCAAGAATTGCTGTTGTAGAAGGCATGGTGAATATGGACGACGCCATGAACACAGAGATGGGTTCAATCGTCCGCCAGCGCGCCCCAGGCTCAGTCCAGCAGCTGACTGTGCCATTCGTCGGCCAGCAGGCGTTTCCTGTCCTGCAATACATGGATGAGGTTAAGGAGGCCCGCACGGGCATTTCCAAGGCATCCATGGGCTTAGACGCCGGCGCCCTACAGTCAAGCACTGCGACAGCCGTGGCAGCCACTGTAAGCGCCGGACAGCAGCACATTGAGATGATTGCTAGGGTATTCGCTGAGACAGGCGTTAAGCGCCTGTACGAGCTTGTCCTGTACAACATCACCACGCACCAAGACAAGGCGCGCATGATCCGCCTGAACAACGATTTCGTGGAAATGGACCCCAGGGTCTGGAATGCGAACATGGACGTCTCAGTTAACGTAGCCTTGGGCCGCGGCACTGACACCGAGCGGATGATGATGCTGCGCCAGATCGGCGAGATGCAGAAGGAAGCCATGTCGACCATGGGGCCGCAGAACCCGCTGACCGACATCTCCAAGTTGAGCAACACGCTCAAGGAGATGACGTCGCTGGCCGGCTTCAAGGACACGTCGCAGTTCTGGAGCGATCCGGCGAAGTTCCAGCCGCCACCGCCAGACAACAAGCCCGACATCAACGAGCAGCTGATCCAAGTTCAGATCCAGCAGATCCAGTCGGATATGCAGAAGAAGGCGGCCGAGCTGCAACTGAAGCGCGAGCAGATGATTATGGAAGACGATCGCAAGCGCGACGAGCTTGAGGCCGACATCCGCGTCAAAGCCGAAGAGCTGAAGGCCAAGTACGGCACGCAGCTTGACGTCGCCCAGATCCGGGCTGACATGGCGATCAACCGCGAAGTGATGAAGGCCCAGGCTGACATAATCACGGAGGCAGCGCGTGAAGACTAAGCAGCAGATTATCACAGACGGCAAGCAGGCAGAGCGCCTGCTCGCCGACACGGATTTGCTTCGGTTTCTTGAGGAAGCCGAGGCGGATTGCTGGACGCAGTTCAAGGCAACTGGCCCCAGTGACACCGACAGCCGCGAGGCTGTTTACATGAAGTTGCGCGGAATTGACATGGTTCGCCAGTCGCTGCGCAGCATGGTTGATAACGCTACTATTGAAATGAAGATGAAAAAGTAGCATAATGGAGAAGTAAGAGATGTCAGACAACAGCACCCCGCAAGGGACTGACCTGTACAGCGCTCAGAATGCAATCAGAAGTATGCTCGCGCCCCAAGAGGATAACGTGACGACAGATGATGCGCTTGAGGCAGAAGCCGCGCAAGTGGACGAAGCCGAAATGCCGGATGGCCAAGAGGAAGAGTATGAGGCGCAAGCTGACAACTCTCCCGTCGAGGGGTCTGAAAGCGATCTGGACGACGAAGACGACGATGACGGCGACGGATATGGAACCCTCGATTTATCCACGACCTTAGAGGTCGACGGTGAGGAGAAAACCATTGAAGAGCTGCGCAGCGGGTTTCTTCGGCAGAAGGACTACACGCGAAAAACTCAGGAGCTCGCCGAACACCGAAAGGCTGTTGAAGAACACCGAAAGGCTGTTGAAGCGAAAGATCAGGAGATGGATCGCGAGCGTGCTGAATATGCGCAACTACTGCCAGCATTGGCAGAGCGCATTCAACAGGAAGCGAAACAGGAGCCGGACTGGGATACTCTGTATGACGCAGACCCCGTGATGGCAGCGAAGGCAGAGCGCCAGTGGCGGAAGGAACAGGAGGGGCGCGTTGCGCAACTTCAGGCCGTCCAAGCTGAGCAGCAACGGATGCAACAGATTGAAGCGCAGAAGCAACAGCAGATGCAGCAATCGTATTTGGAGCAGCAGCGTCATATATTGCCTGACATCATACCCGAGTGGCGTGACAAGAAAGTCGCGGCCACGGAAGCAACCCAGATACGGGACTTCCTCCTCGGCGAAGGTTTCAGTGAGCAAGACGTGAGCGGGATGTCAAATGCAACGCTTGTGAAATTAGCGAGGAAGGCGATGTTATATGATCGTGGTGAAACGCGGGCCAACGAGGTTAAAGCTAAACCTAAAAAGCCTCGCGCCAAGATATTGAAGTCGGGTTCCAGAGCGTCACAGCCTAAACGCACCTCAGCAGCACAGGAAGCGCAGAACCGCGCACGGAAAACTGGTCGCGTCAACGACGCCGCGGCCGCAATCAAAGCCTTGCTATAGGAGCATAAACTATGACTATCATTGCAAACACCTTTACGTCTTTTGACGCCAAGGGTATCCGCGAAGAGCTGGCAAATGTCATCTCGAACATCGCGCCAGAAGAAACACCCTTCACATCCAACGTCGGTTCCGAAAATGTGTCCAACACATTTTTTGAGTGGCAGTTGGATGATTTGTCCAGTGTTGACGTCACTCCAGTAATTGACGGCGACGATGTTGCATCATTTGACGCAACCACAGCAACCGTAAGGGTCGGAAATTACACGCAAATCCGCCGTCGCAGCATGATTATTGCTGACAACCTCGGCTTCCAGGATCTGGCCGGCCGTAACGACGAAGTCGCATACCAACTTGCCAAGCGTGGTAAGGAAATCAAGCGCGACTTGGAAACAATCTACACAGGCAACACAGCCCGTTCCGCCGGTTCAGCTTCTGCTGGTCGCGTAACTGCTGGCCTGGGTGCGTGGATTGCAACCAACGTCAATAAAGCTGGTGACGGCACCAACCCAACTGCGGTTGACGGTTCCGACGCCCGTAACGACGGCACGCAGCGTGACTTCACAGAAGCCATGTTGAAAGACGTGATGCAGAAGGCATACACCGAAGGCGGAAACCCATCCGTTCTGATGGTTGGCCCGTACAACAAGACTGTTGTTTCTGGCTTCGCAGGCATCGCGGCACAGCGCTACCAAGCCCCAACTGATGGCCCAACAACCATCATCGGTGCAGCTGACGTGTATCTTAGCGACTTCGGCGCCCTGACTGTGGTTCCTAACCGCTTCAGCCGTGAGCGTGACGCCTGGTGCCTCGACACTGAGTACGCGTCAATCGCAACTCTGCGTCCGATCCAAGCTGTGGATCTTGCCAAAACAGGCGACGCAGAGAAGAAAATGCTCATCTGCGAAACCGGCGTCAAGGTAACTAACGAAAAGGCCCACGGCCTGATCGCTGACTTGAACGTATCGTAAGTATGGTGGGGCGGCTTCGGTCGCCCCATTCACTCTGGAGGTAAAGATGAAAAGACTTTTTAGCCGAGACGAAGCCGCCGGGATCACGCGGTACTGGCACGTCAAGCAGAACGGCGAATACGTTATTGAGACCGTGCAGGACAGCACAAAAATCATCGAAGCAAACAAGCGCTCGTACAACGACGTTTCGGGTAAATTCGGAGAACACGCAAAGGTGGCCTCCATCCCGCTTTCCGTGTATTATGAGTTGAAGAAGCAAGGCATCGCTGACGATCCGAAAGCCCTACGCAAGTGGCTAAACCAGTCGGAAAATAGGGCGTTTCGCACTCGAGAAGGTACACTGTAATGGCGATCACAACGTATGACGAGCTAAAGTCTAGCATCGCCAACTGGCTTAACCGCGACGATCTGACGGCGGTCATACCAGATTTTATTTCAATGGCTGAGGCTAATTTTAATCGTAGCGTTCGCCACTGGCGAATGGAGAAGCGTTCAACTGCAATCGCAAATACTCAGTACACGGCGCTGCCTGAAGACTTCATTGAGCCTTTGCGGTTTAGCATTACAAGCGGAACAACAACACGGCTTGAAATGCTCAGCCAGGCGCAAATGCTTGACCGCCGTGAGTCTTCTGATAATGTTGCAAACAATTCAAGGTTTTATGCAATTACGGACGGCTCTATTGAGTTGTTTCCTACGCCATCATCGGACCAGACGCTTGAAATGGTTTACTATAGCAGACCAACCGCCTTGAGCGACGTAAACAATTCAAATTGGCTTTTAACTTACTATCCAGACGCTTACTTGTATGGGGCGTTAGTTCACAGCGCGCCATATCTTGCAGATGATAGCCGCTTGCAGGTTTGGGCTGCATTGCTTCAAAGCGCTATTGATGCTATTAACTATGACAGTGATAAGGCAAAACACAGCGGAGCTGGCCACCGCATGAAAATTAGGAGCTTCTAAATGGCAACTTTAAATGATCGAGTGTTTGATAACGGGCTGACCGTTTTAGACACAGAGGGCAACCGCGTAGACATATGCTCTCAGGAGCCGACGACTTATGCGCAGGCCACCAGCACTTACAGCTTGGGCAATGAGACTAGCATCAGCATCTCAGCTCCGGCAGATGCCTCGCCAAACGGGCGCAAGGTTACGCTGGCTGCAATTACTGGCGCGTCTGTCACAGGAACTGGCACCGCTACGCATTACGCAATTGTTGACACGTCAAATAGCCGTTTGCTTGCGACTGGTTCTTTGTCTGCGTCTCAGGCGGTAACTTCTGGAAACACATTCAGCTTGACAGCTTCAGACATCCGCATCCCAGATCCAGCCTAAGGAGTAACCTATGGTCACTCTTGTAAATCGGGCAAAGATGTCCACTAGTACAACAGGTACTGGAACAATCACGCTTGGCTCGGCTGAGAGTGGCTACCAAAGTTTTGCCGATGCGGGAGTGGCTGACGGTGACGTAGTTCGCTATGTCATCGAGGACGGTGACGACTGGGAGATTGGCTCAGGCACTTACACAGCCTCTGGAACAACCCTCTCACGCACAGTAGACGAAAGCTCTAACTCTGACGCCGCCTTGAGCTTAACTGGCTCTGCGGTGGTGTTTATCGGGGCTGCGGCTGAGGATATAGTTTCTGAGCTAAATGACTTATCGGATGCTGTAGGTAATGCAACGACCGATAACTACGGTGCTGGCCGTGACATACTAGGTGACATTACTTCCGGTCAGGAGAATGTGGCATTTGGTGGTTTGACCGGCCAACAAATAACAACTGGCAGTTCTAATGCGTTCTTTGGGAAAAGTGCAGGTCGCTTTGTAACCACAGGCTCGTATAATGTCGGTATAGGTTTAGCTGCTGCAAGTGGCACAAACTTAGACAAACAAACTGGCGATTATAACATTGGTATTGGGTGGAATGCTGGTAATGCTGTTGTATCTACGGATAAAAACACAGCAATCGGATACAACGCAGACAATACAGGAAACCCTGCTGGATCAACGGCAATTGGTTCTGATGCCGTAGCTGCTGGAGATCAAGCAACTGCGCTTACTGACAGTTACGCCTCCGGCACCGACAGCTTCGCCGCAGCCATAGCCAACAACACCTCAAGCTATGGTGCTACTGGTGATAATAGTGTGGCGATAGGCTCTCTGGCTAAGGCTACAGGTACATATAATGTTGCAATAGGCCGTGAAGCCTTAGCCGATGGAGCAGCAAATGCTTTTGCTTTTGGTCGTCGAGCAGATGCTGGCGGGGCTGGAAGTTTAGCCCTCGGCTTAGATAGTAATGCTTTAGGCACTAGTTCTATTGCTATAGGTAAAAGTTACGCAAGTGGCACAGACAGTTTATCTGCTGGGATTGGCACTGAAAGTTCTGCATATGGCGCTCAACATGAAAGAGCTGTGGCGCTAGGTTATCAAGCTGTTACAACTGCTGCAAATCAAATTGCGCTTGGTTCAAGCACTGCACCCGTTAAAGTATCTGGTGCCTACACCCTACCCACCTCAGACGGTACTAACGGACAGGTACTTACTACTGACGGCTCTGGCGCTGTTACGTTTGCTGATGCTGGTGGTGGTGGTGGTGCTGATCTGTATGCTGATAATTGGAACGGTACATCCACACAACCAAGTGCAACGGGTGAAAACGCAGTGGCACTTGGATATGGCTCTGTATCTAGTGGCTGGATGGGGATGGCACTCGGCACACGAGCAGTAGCTTATGGGTCTGGTAATACTACTTGGGGCATGGTTGCCTTCACGGACTCATATGCTTCAGGCAGACATTCCTTAGCAGGTGCAATTGGATCAGGCATTTCTAGTTATGGCGCTACTGGTCAAGGCTCAGTAGCCTTTGGTCAGCAGTCAAAAGCTACAAGCAGTTATGCTACTGCCATTGGTATGACATGTACTGCATCAGGCAGCTATTCTACTGCAATAGGCGATAACGCTGTAGCATCACACGCAAATGGTATTGCCATAGGTGACGTCGCAACTACTTCAGCAACGAACCAAATTGCTCTTGGTGGTACAGCTGATACCGTAAAGATCAGCGGAACTTACACCCTACCCACCTCAGACGGTACTAACGGACAGGTACTTACTACAGACGGCTCTGGTGCTGTTACGTTTGCAGATGCTGGTGGTGGTGGTGCTGATCTCTACGCTGCAAATGAAAGCAGTCCCGCTGCACAGCCAAGTGCCACGGGGGGAAATGCTGTAGCTATTGGGGATCAAGCTATAGCCTCTGGTGATGATAGTTTTGCGATTGGCGAACATTCTGACGCAACTGGTACTAGGACACATGCTTTTGGTTTTGCAGCCGTAGCTACACACACAAATGCTTTAGCACTTGGTACATCAAGGGCATTTGCAGCGGATGCAACAGCCATATCAATAGATAATAATAGTACAAGCTACGGTGCTAGTGGTGCTAACTCGGTGGCTATTGGGCATCAAAGTAAAGCGTCAAGTCAGTATGCTGTGGCTATTGGAGGTTTTAGTTGTTCTGCGTCTAACATTGGTGCGGTAGTTTTGGGGTATGGTTCGGAAGCTACAAACGTAACGAGTGTGGCGCTGGGTGCTAACGCAAGTTCTACTATTCGTGGAAAACTTGCCATTGGCTCAGGTCGTTTTTCTCAGAGTGGCGACGCTCAAACAGGTGTTTTTACACTTCGTTCCGACACCACAGACGCAACCCCTGAAGCCCTTACCACCAACAACGCAGCGGCGGGAACCAGCAACCAAATCATCCTCCCCAACAACTCTGCTTACAGCTTCTCAGGCACTATCATTGCCCGTGAAAGCGCAGCGGCTGGCTCAGACTATGCTTCATGGGAAATCAAAGGTGCATTGCTGCGTGATGCTAATGCTGCATCGACTGTGTTGGGCAATGGCATCCAGAATAAACTATATGCCACATCAGGTGCATCAGCATGGGCGATTGCTTTGTCGGCTGACACAACCAATGGCGGCTTGAAGA